CAAAATATATCAGACAGAACCGCACTTAAAAGAGCAGGTTATAAAAGACACCCAAAAAGTTTATCCCAAATAAAATTTAAAAAAGGACGCCATACATTTTCAGATTATCATTACACCAGAGTTATAATATATTCAGATTTATCTGATTATGTGACAAGAATTTTAAAAGTAAAAACTCCAATACAGGGTGGAGTTACTCCTACTTGGAAAAGAACTCTTCACGCAAAACGAGTAAAAAGAAAAGTTGGTGGAGATAGGACTGAGAGGAAGATATATAATTTAACAGTTAGGTTAAAAGAAGATGCCACTACGGTTGGAGTTTCTTTAATGACACTTGGTAGAAGTTTTCATAGAGAAATTTTTATTGGTTGTCCAGAAACAATGAAAATTTACGATGTAAAACCAGGATACTTATTAACATCAAAACCAACTTCTAAATCTAGATTAAATCAATTTTTAAAGTGTGGAGAAAATTATAATTTGAGAATGAGAGATTATAAAATAACATCCAATGGGTGTTGGTTTATTGGAATAATATCAAAAATTCAAAGAGTAAAATAAAATGATAAACAGAACATATCTTATAATTCCTGCAGGAGAAGTATCAAAAGTTGATTTTTCCCAGATAATTCAAAATTTAGATAATCTTCAATACTCTCCCGATGGACAATATACTGTTATAAAATGGGATTCTGATTCCCCAGATCCAGATTTTATTTCAGATATTGTAGGTTCTCATGGACCATACAATTACGATCAAATGAAAGAAATTATTCGGATGCATTCTCATCTTTATGATTGATTTGATCATATGCAGAAATATTTTCCACATGAAGTGGACCCATAGGATCTCCAACCCAGTCATCAGCAACAGTTGAAGGTTTAACACCATTCAACCATTCTTGTACTGAAAGAAATACTCCACCCTGATCAGATGAATATCCACCATGCCACTGATCATGACCAACATATATTGCTCTCCCCACCAAATCATCTCTGTTTGGAGTTAAGAATATTTCTCCAGAGTGCCTAAATGTTACTCCTCTTATAGCAACTTCAAAACTATCAACATTAGGGTGAATGTGATCTGGAACAATAATATTTGGACGCAAAATATAAAGTTGAACTTGGAATTGACCTTCTCTGTGAAGAGTATAAGCATGAGTTCCATCAATAAAACTTACACTATCTTTAGGTGATAACCATGGAGAAATTTTTAAATCATTAGCGACGAACTTAAGATATTTTTCAAGATCAGTCTTCGGTTCAAAGTTCCAAGTATCTATAAGATGCATAATTGTTTTTATTTTATGTATAATATAAATAGTCCAAAGAGATGGCAACACATAAATAGTTCTAAAGTACTTTGCAATAATGGCACAACCATCAAGTAGAGATGAATTTACTGACTACTGTTTGAGGCGTTTGGGTGCCCCGGTTTTAGAAATTAATGTTGATGTAGATCAAGTCGATGATTTAATTGATGATGCAATTCAATTCTTTCAGGAGAATTGCTATAATGGAATGGAAAGATGTTATTTGGTTCATCAAATAACTGCAGATGATATTGCTAGATTTGATACAACAACTAGCACAACTGCATCTGGAACAATTTGGAAAGAGGATAATAATTATCTTCCAGTTCCATCACATGTACTTGGTATTAGTAAAGTATATGGAATGGTAGGAAGTAATATCAGATCTAATTTATTTGGAATTGAATATCAATTGTTTTTGAATGATCTATACCAATTTGGTTCAGTAGATATATTAAGTTATTATTTAGTTAAGCAATTTCTTGAGTCTATGGATATGGTTCTTAACAACGGATCATTCCAACAATTTAGATATAACATGCGTAGAGATCGTTTGTATCTAGATATCAATCAAAAGTTTTTAACTGAAGGTAATTACTTGTTAATTGAAGCTCACAGATTATTGAATCCAAATGATGTCACAGAGATGTATAATGACATGTTTATGAAGAGATATGCTACTGCATTAATTAAAAGGCAGTGGGGACAAAATTTAATTAAATTTAATAATGTTCAACTTCCTGGTGGAATTACAATGAACGGTAGACAGTTATATGAAGATGCTGTTGTCGAAATTGAAAAGATAGAATCGGAAGTATTAAGTAAGTATGCTGTTCCACCTCTAGATATGATCGGGTAAAATGCCAACTAGTCACTATTTTCCACAATACCATAAAGGATTTTCTGGCGAGAAAAATCTTTATCAAGATTTAGTAGATGAACAGATAAAACTGTTTGGAACTGATATCTATTATATTCCAAGAATGTCAGTAAAAGATAATACCTTAGATGATGTAGTAAAATCTAATTTTATGAATCAATTCCAGATTGAAATGTTGTTACAGAATGTAGAAGGATTTAATGAAAATAGTGAGTTCATAAGTAAATTTGGTCTCAAAATAACTGACGAGATTGTCTTTAGAGTTTCTAAGCGAAGATGGGAACAAGTAGTAACTGAGCAAGACGATATATCACTAACTATTCCAGGAGTTCCTAACGAAGGTGATTTGCTATATTATCCACTGACTCAAGATTTATATGAAATAAAATTTGTCAATAGGGAAGATCCATTTTATCAATTTGGTGAAATCCAATTCTATAAATTAATAGCAGAATTGTATGATATGGGAGGAGATCATTTCGATACTGGAATAGATGGCATTGATGTATCTGAGCTTGAACTTGATGTTGGTATAACTCTTACACTTGATCGTGGTGATAATCTTGGCGGAGATTATATGATTGGAGAAGTTATTCAGGGTTCGGAATCTGGCACTACTGCTAAAGTTTCTTCGTGGAATACAGGAAACGATAAACTAGTAATTATAAATAGATCAGGAGATTTCTCACCAGGAGAAGTTATCACTGGAACAATGAGTAGTGCTGAGTATGATCTAGTATCTTTTGATACTTTAAGTATTGAAAATACTAACTATGATCAAAACAGAGAAATAGAAAATTCTGGCGACGACATTATTGATTGGACAGAAGGCAATCCTTTTGGGGAATATGGTAATTACACAGGTAGCATCTAATGTTAGGATCACATTTTTATAACGAATCAACAAGAAAAATTATTGTTGCATTTGGTACGCTTTTTAATAACATAACATTAAAAACCACTGAACCTGCAACAGGTAAAGTTATTCAGGTTCAAAAAGTTCCATTGGCATATGGTCCAAAGCAAAAGTTTATTGCTAGATTAGAACAATATTCAAATAAACAAAGAAAAACTTCTATTACATTACCAAGAATTTATTTTGAAATGACTGGGATCTCTTATGATTCTAGTAGAAAACTTTCACCAATTCAAAAATACACTGAAGTAATTACTGGTGACGGTACTAAAATTAAAACACAGTATGTTCCAGTACCATATAATCTTGGGTTTGAATTAGGAATTATTGCTAAATCACAAAATGATGCTCTGCAGATTGTAGAACAAATCTTGCCATTTTTCCAACCATCATTTAATGTGACCATTAATATGATTACAGATATGGATGAAAAAAGAGATGTTCCATTTGTACTGGACAACATCACTTACGAAGATACTTGGGATGAAAGTTTCTTAGATAGAAGATATATTACATATGTAATGTTTTTTACTGCCAAGACATATTTCTACGGTCCATCTACACAATCGGCACTCATTAGAGAAGCAATTACTAAAGAATATCCAACAACAGATATTGTAACACCAGGAAGATATAGACAATATTCTGTAACACCAAAAGCAAAAGAAGATAATAATGAAGATGGCGTCATTGATACTTTAGATGATGCTTTAGTAGAACCCGGAGATGATTTTGGATTCAATGAACTTGTAACATTTGCTGAGGATCTATGAAGGAAAATTATGAAGGAATAGAAAATACTCTAGAAGTTGATACAGAAATAGTATCAGCTGAACCAGTAGAGAAACCAAAGAAAAGAACAGAACGTATTGTTGATGTAGAAAAAGACATCAAGAAAGATTATGAATATACCCGTGGTCAACTTTATGATGTAATAGAAAAAGGTCAAGAAGCATTGTCTGGAATATTAGATGTTGCAAATAATACTGACCATCCTAGAGCATATGAAGTTGCTGGTCAACTAGTAAAAAGTGTGTCTGATGCTGCTGAAAAATTAATTGCACTGCAGCAAAAGATGCAAGATTTAGAAGAAGGACCAAAATCCAAACAACAAATTACAAATAACAATGCATTGTTTGTTGGTTCTACTTCAGAATTATCAAAACTAATTAAGCAAGGATTGCTTGATAATAAATAAAAATAAAAGTTTAGTCAAATGTCAAACATTACTCATAGAGCTTTTGTAGAAGTATTAGGTGGAACTACAGCATCTTCATTTGTTGGCAACGAGGGTGATCTATTTTATGACAGAGAAGATACAACTCTTAGAGTTTCCGATGGAGTAACTGCTGGTGGTAATCCTGTAGGGGGTGGTCCAGTAGCAAAGGGTTTTATCACTTTGAATGGATTATCTCCAACCTGGACTGGAACTACTGGTTATACAGTTTCTCACTCTGGCGGTGGTGGTCTAGACGAACTTTACACACTCACATTCCCAACAGCATATTCTGCTAGAACTGATTATATTGTACATGCTACGTATGATGGAACGGATTGGGTTTATACCAACGGAGCACAAGTTGCAGTGGCAAGGTTTACTGACAAAGTTGTATTTACGGTGAGAAGATGGAACGAGGATCCACTAAACCTTGGCGATATTATGGTTACTATTACCAATCTTTGATAAATAAAAATAAACATTATTTTAAATGGCACAAGTACTTCAATTAAAAGGGCAATCTACTACCCTTTCAGATACACCAACAAATCTTGGTGAAGCAAATAGAGTTCTTCTTCAGCACAATCATGCTTCTGGAAACTCACATTTAGTAACCCTGAAGGACGACACTGGCAGTGTAATTGGTAGTCTACTTGTACACCCAAGTGAAGATGCAATTATTCAAAAGTACAAAACAGATACTATTGAAGTAGGTTCAAATGTGTCCGATGTCGTAGCAACTGCAGTAGGAGTTGTTGGTTAATTAAACATTAAATTTAGGATTATAAATTATGCTTACATCATCAGAGAAACTTGCAATATGCGAGTCTTGCGAATTTTATAAAAAGACAACAAAGCAATGCACTTTATGTGGATGCTTTATGCCTCTTAAGACACTAATCCCAGGGATGACATGTCCCGACTCTCCTCCGAAGTGGAAATGATATGGCAAAATTAACGCAAAATGAAATTTATTTAGGTAACCCAAACCTTAAAAAGGCAAACGTACCTATTAATTTTACTCAAGAACAAATCAAAGAGTATTTGAAATGTAAGCAAGATCCTGTATATTTTGCAAAAAATTACATTAAAATTGTTTCTCTTGATGAAGGTCTAGTCCCATTTAGAATGTGGGACTTCCAGGAAGACATGATTGAAACATTTCATAAAAATAGATTTAATATTGCAAAGCTTCCTAGACAGACAGGAAAATCAACAACAGTAGTTTCATACCTATTACATTATGCTATCTTTAATGATAGTGTGAATATTGGTATTCTAGCAAACAAAGCATCTACTGCGAGAGAACTTCTCGGGAGGTTACAACTTGCATATGAAAATTTACCCACTTGGATGCAGCAGGGTATCATTGCATGGAACAAAGGATCTATGGAGTTGGAAAATGGCAGTAAGATATTGGCAGCTTCTACATCTGCGTCTGCTGTCCGAGGCATGTCGTTTAATATCATCTTCCTCGACGAATTTGCTTTCATTCCAAACCATATTGCGGAGCAATTCTTTAGTTCTGTTTATCCTACTATTTCTTCTGGTAAAAGCACAAAAGTTATCATCATCTCAACACCAAACGGGATGAACATGTTCTACAAGTTATGGCACGATGCCGAACTTGGTAGAAACGAGTATACAACAACAGAAGTTCATTGGTCTCAAGTTCCGGGTAGAGACGAAGCTTGGAAAGCACAGACTATTGCAAACACTTCAGAAAGACAGTTTACTCAAGAATTTGAATGTGAATTCTTAGGATCTGTTGATACTCTAATTGCAGCATCAAAACTTCGTACAATGACATACGAAGAACCAATTCACAATAGTGGCGGATTGAAAATATATGAAGATCCAATTCCAGAACATGAATATCTAATGACTGTTGATGTGTCTAGAGGAACTAATAACGACTACTCTGCTTTTATTTTATATGATATAACAACAGTTCCATATAAAGTTGTTGGAATTTATAGGAACAATGAGATTAAACCTATGTTGTTCCCTAACATTATTCATCAGGTTTCTACAAGTTATAACAAAGCATTTATTTTATGCGAAGTAAATGATATTGGTGATCAGGTAGCATCTATTCTTCAATATGATTTAGAGAATGAAAATCTTTTAATGTGTGCCATGAGGGGTCGTGCTGGTCAGTTAGTTGGTCAGGGATTCTCTGGATCTAAGACACAACTTGGAGTTAAGACAAGTACAACAGTTAAGAAGATTGGTTGCTCCAACCTTAAGCAATTAATTGAATCTGATAAATTGCTAATCAGTGATTATGACATTATTGCAGAACTGACTACATTTATTCAAAAGAAGCAATCCTTTGAAGCTGAAGAAGGTTGTAATGATGACTTGGCAATGTGCCTTGTAATCTTTGCATGGTTAGTTGCTCAAGATTATTTTAAAGAAATGACGGACAATGATGTTCGTAAGAGATTATATGAAGAGCAAAAGAATCAAATTGATCAGGACATGGCACCATTTGGATTTATTGATGATGGATTAACAGATTATAACAGTGTAGATAATGAAGGTAATGTTTGGTATTTGACCGAAGACGGAAGAGGATCTTATAATGGAAGCACTAGTGAATATGGAGAAATGAATTACATGTGGGAATATAGATGAAAGATTTTGATGAAGATAAATTTGATTTAGATTACTTATTGTTTAATGAAAGAATTTGTAGAGTTTGCAATCAAACAAAAGATTTACTTACAGATTTTTACTTAATTAGAAAATCTAAAAAAGGTTATCCATCTTCATATTCATATGAGTGTAAAGACTGCACGAAAAAAAGAATACTAAAAACAAGAAAGAAAGATACTGGTTTTTGGATATATCCCGACTGGTAATATGTTCATGCACGGTTTCCCCCCTAGAAACTAAGAAAATAATAAATAGATTTAGTAAATATGACATATTTCTAGGAGATAAAAATGGCAGTTTTACGCTCACCTGGAGTAGTTGTTAGGGAAGTAGACCTAACAGCTGGAAGAGCAGATATTACTAATGGTAATATCGCAGCATTTGCTGCTCCATTTTCAAAAGGTCCAATTGGAGAACCAGTAACAGTTACTCGCGAGAGTGAATTAATTTCAACTTTCGGTGAGCCCACTGCCGGTAATGCAGAGTATTGGTTGTCTGCTACAAACTATTTAAATTACGGTGGAACTCTTTCCGTAAGTAGAGTTGATCAATCTTCACTGTACAACGCTGTCGCAAGATTGAATCAATCGGTATCTGCAGTAACAATTACCAATGTAGGTTCAAATTATACCTCTGCACCTGTAGTAACTTTTAGTGCTCCCGAATTGGCACTTGCTGAAGGTGGTAGAGTTGCTACTGGTACTGCAGATAGAGATCCTGTTACTGGTACTGTTGTTAGTGTTACAATTACTGACGGTGGCGCAGGTTATCAAAACCCTCCAACAGTAACTTTTGCTCCAGTGGGACTTACTGCAACTCTCCAAGTATCTCAAGGTACAACTGCTACCGCAGATGGATCAGGCATTACTAATACTGGTGGTGTATTAGATTCAACAACGTTGACTGTTGGTAGTGGCATCACTGAAGCAGGAAGTGGTTATTCTGCAGATCCAACCATTACTGTAGATGGTGGTAATAATGATGCTACGGTATCTGTAGTAAGAACAAATGGTCAGATCACTTCTATTACTATTTCTGGTGGTACTGGATACAATGGAGGAGTAACTGCTATTAATATTAGTGCTCCAACTGGCGTTGAAGTTAGCATTGACAATGCAGGAAGCAATTATGATCCAGCAGATACTTATACAGTAACATTTGCTGGCGGTGCTGCAGTAACAGCTGCTGTTGCTACGTTATCAGTTTCTGCAGGAGGATCTGTAACTGGAGTTACATTTACTCAATATGGCAATTACACTAACTTTGCTGGACTGACAGCAACTGCTCCTGCACCAGGAACTACAGCAACAGGTTCAACTGCAATTTCTGCTGAACCATTTAAAATTTCAAGAGACGAAGTATACGAAAGTTCATATTCGTCCGGAAACACGGCTCCATTTTTATACACAGCAAAAACTGCTGGAGAATGGGGTAATTCAATCAGAATTGCAACTATTGACCATGGTCCAAGACAATCCTTAACTTATACTGGTGCAATTACTGCTCCTGCCTTAGGATCTTTTGTATCAGTAGGTACTTCCAAAAAAGGTAAAGTTATTGATACCGGATTAACTGAATCTGGCAATTTGATTGTTCATATTATTCATGTAGATCAATCCGATTCATATTTAAGAAACCCAGGTACTAGTGCATTATTTGCTATAGGCGATGTAACTACTGGAGTTGCAGGTACTTTAGCAGCAGTAGATAATGGCGAAGCGTGGTATGAAACTAAAACTCTGTATCCAGGATCTACAGTTAGATGGAATTCATTGGTTGCAAGACCAAGAACAACACAAGATGCTGAGGATTTCTTAGATGCTCAAGCATACGATGCAGTTCACGTTGCAGTTGTTGATGAAGATGGTTTAATTTCCGGAGCAAAAGGAACTGTTCTTGAAGTATTCCAATATGCTTCAAAGGCATATAATGCAAGATCACCTCAAGGTGGTTCAAATTATTTTAAAGATGTAATTTCATCATCAAGTGCATACATCTATGTCGGTGCCACAAACTTTGGTTATTTACAAAGAACTTCTGAGTTTGAACCAGTTGGTGCTAGATCATATTCACTTACAGCTGGATCAGATTACACTAAATTGTCTTCTGGAGAGTATGGTATCAGTTCAACAGATATTATTGCTGCTTATAATCTGTTTAAAAATACCGACTCAGTATCAATTGATTATATAATTATGGGTCCAGGTCTCCCAATTGAAGAACAAACTAAAGAAAAACTGAGTGCTATTGCTGCTATTGCTGCTGAAAGAAAAGATTGTATTGCTTTTGGTTCTCCACATAAAGGAAATATTCTTTCAGCAACTGGTCAAGCACTTAGCAATATCGATATTGTAAAAAATATTAAGAACTTCTATTCCGCAGTTGGAAGCAATTCCTACTTGGTAATTGATTCTAACTATAAGTACATCTATGATCGCTGGAACGATGTATATCGTTACATCCCTTGCAATACTGATGTTGCTGGTTTAGTTGCAGACACTGTTAATACAAATGAACCATGGTTCTCTCCTGCTGGTTTCTCCAGAGGTGGTATTCGCAATTTAGCAAAACTTGCTTGGAATCCAGGTAAAAATGATAGAGATGAACTCTATGCAAATAGAGTAAACCCAATTGCAGTATTCCCTGGTCAGGGTGCAGTTCTCTTTGGAGACAAAACTGCTCTTTCTAATCCATCGGCGTTCGATAGAATTAACGTTCGTAAGTTGTTCTTGGTTATTGAAAAGGCAGTTGAGCAAGCTGCACAAGCACAACTCTTTGAAATTAATGATCAAACAACAAGAAACGTGTTTAAGTCTGTTGTTGAACCTTTCTTACGTGATGTACAGGCAAGAAGAGGTATCTATGATTTCAGAGTAATTTGTGACACCACAAACAATACTCCTGCAGTTATTGATAACAATGAATTTGTTGCCGAAATTTATATTCAACCTGCTCGTTCTATCAACTTCATCACTCTGACATTTACTGCTACTAGAACAGGCGTATCTTTTGATGAGATTATTGGTAGATAATATTATTGATTTTTAAAAATAAACTTACCCGGAGCAACTAACAATGGCAAACATCATAGATTTCAAATCTAAATTACAGGGCGGGGTCCGCCCCAATCTCTATCAAGTAGAGATTCCATTTCCACAAAATGTTTCTGGAAATACCAATCAGTTAACGACTAAGACTAAATTCTTATGCAGATCTGCTGCAATTCCTGCAGCAACTCAAGGATTAATTGAAGTACCATTTAGAGGTCGTTTTCTTAAGATTCCTGGCGATAGAACATTCGATGCTTGGACTGCAACATTCTACAACACCACTGATTTTGATCTGAGAGCAGCATTTGAAAACTGGATCAATCTTGGTAACAAGACTGATGAAAATCTCGGAACAATGGCATTTGGTGGTGATAGATTTGGTGGTTACTTTAAAGATCTTACAGTAAGACAACTTGATAAAAATATTGATTCCGCAGGTTTCTCTGCAGGTGCTGAGGATCCTAACGCAGTTCTTAGAGTTTACAAACTCGTAGGTGCTTGGCCAACTAGCGTTGGTGCAATTAACCTTGCATACGATAGCAATGATCAGATTGAAGAGTTTGATGTTGAGTTCCAGTACCAGTATCTGGATGCAGCAAATGCTGAGTTTGAAACTGGAAACGGAGAATTTACTACAGCATTTTGATTAAATTATTAATTGAATAAATAGAGTAACGGTACAATTACTTTATATTTGGAATGGCGCAATTATTTGGATTTTCAATTAAGGATGAGGATCTCAAAAAGGGGGCGAGGGCAGCTTCGTCCCCTGTTCCACCAACAGATAACGATGCCACCTCTACCATCACTCCGTATGGGGGGTGGTTTGGTCATTATGTAGATCTTGACGATACTAAGAAGCGTGATGAGATTAATCTCATTAGACGCTATAGAGAAATGGCACTTAATCCTGAAGTGGATAGTGCTATAGAAGATATCACAAACGAAGCTATTGTTACCGATAAAGATGATAGTCCAGTAGAAGTAGAACTATCAAATTTAGAAGTATCAGAATCTATCAAAGAAAGAATTAGAGAAGAGTTTAATCAAGTAAAACGTCTTCTTGATTTTGATAAATCTGCTCATCAAATTTTTAGGCGTTGGTATGTTGATGGCAGATTATATTATCACAAAGTAATTGATTTAGAAGACCCTTCAAAAGGATTGTTAGAATTAAGATATATTGATCCATTAAAGATTAAAAAAGTTCGCCTTGTTGAAAAACCTGCAATTGATGCAGATCAATTTAACAAATATGATTATGGCAAAGTTACAGAATTTTATGTATACAATGCAAAAGGAATAAACTCTACTAACCAGGGAATTAAAATTGCAAAAGATGCTATTGCATCTGTCACCTCTGGTATTTTAGATCAAGGTAGAAACATTACATTAAGTTATCTCCACAAAGCAATCAAGTATCTGAATCAACTTAGAATGCTTGAGGACAGCATTGTT